CCAGACGCATCCACTCTGACTCGCTCCGAACCGCCAGTAGACACACCGACAATATCGGTTCCAAAAAACACACCCGTGTTGGCATCAGACCCACGAATCGCAGGTGTACCCGCAGTCCCGTCAACATCGGACAAGCCGTTTGTGCCGTCAAGAATTAAAGCCATCTCGTACCTCCTTAAAGCACAACCCAGCGACCACCGCTAGGAATCGTTACAGTTATCCCATCATTAATCGTGATAGGCCCAGTGCTCATCGCACTCTTATTCGTACTAATCGTATAGTTAGCAGTCACAGTTCGAGAGTTCTCATAGAACACATCATCTTGACCTGCACCTGTAGCACCCCCTCCAAGCTGGAAGACAGTACCAGAACCATTCTTAGAGAACAGCTTTCGGTCAGTAAGGTTGACCGCCAATTCACCTACAGCCAACTGACCCGAGGTGGGAACAGCAGCAGCAGTAGAACTGCGTTTGATTTGAATAGTGTTAGCCATGATTAATAAGTGCCTCCGTCAATGGTGTCTGTCCATGAAGTGTCATAATCGGTTGAAGAATTCTTTGTAAGGAACTGACCAGCAGTACCACCTGCTGCAACTCCGGGGCCAGTAGCTCCTGTCTCCCCCTGAGGCCCTGTAGCCCCTGTTGCACCCGTGGCCCCTGTTGGCCCCTGTAGGCCTGTCTCACCTTGGATGCCTTGCGGCCCCGTAGCGCCAGTAGCACCTGTGGCTCCAGTAGCACCAGTATCCCCTTGAATACCCTGAATACCTTGGTCACCTTGTGGGCCTTGAGGCCCTGTAGCTCCCGTAGCTCCGGTAGCACCTGTGGCTCCGGTTTCACCTTGGATGCCTTGTGCCCCCTGTGGGCCTGTCGCACCCGTTGCTCCTGTAGCACCCGTTGGGCCTACCTCGCCTTGGATACCCTGTATGCCTTGCTCTCCTTGTGGCCCTGTTGCTCCGGTGGCCCCAGTAGCGCCTGTGTCTCCTCTAGGAATACTGAAAGCAAGGGTAAAAGCCTCACCATCGTAGACTACAGTAGCATCATCACCTGCATCCAGCGTAGCCACCGTGATGTCTAGGTTTTCAGCAAAGTTAACGCTACCCTCAGCAGCAGCTTCAGCAGCAGCCTGAGCCACCTCAGAAGCCGTTTTAGCAGCTTCTGCGGCTGTCTGTGCACTCTGGGCAGCACCAGCAGCGTTAGAGGCTGTAGAGGCGCTTGTAGAGGCTGCTGTGGCACTAGACGATGCGCTGGTAGCTCTCGTGGTAGCAGTAGCAGCACTGGCAGCAGCAGCGGTTGCAGCAGCTTGAGCAGCAGCAGAGTCAGCAGCTACTTGGTTAGCTAAAGTGTTTGTAGTGCTCTCACCAGAGCCGCCAACACCACGAAAGAGTGCCATAGTTAATCCTTTTTAGCGGGTCGTCCCCGCTTAACAACTGGTTGTTCAGGTTCTTGTACCCATTCTGGGTTGGATTGTACCTTCTCTGGGTACACTTCTTCATATTCAGGGTGCAGTCGCATACCTACAATATCAACATCATCTCGGAAAGTAACGGTGTTGCCGTTAGTTTTACATTTAAACGTAGCAGTCATGTTTTCTTTCTTTCTAGTATGCACAAGGAAGCCCCCTCGTGAGAAGGGGCAACCGTTTACCTACTCAATCAAGCAACCAAGGCAATAGCCACGGCAGCTTCATCACGCAGTTCCTTAACACCGTAGAGCATATCTGCGGTGTACAAGGTAGCCAAGTACTCTTGCTTGTACTGAGTCTGCGAACGAACACCCATCTGCTCTGCCAAGACGAAAGCGTCTTTGTGGAACATCAAGGCGATACGAGCAGCACCCGTAGCGGTTTCGCAGTTGGTAGACACATAGACTTTAACGCCGTACACATCGCCAATCTGACCGTTACGGATGGTGTTAGCACCAGAGGCTTCACCAGTGAAGGACTGCTCGGTGAAACGAGCCAAACCCATCAAGGTGTTACGAGCAACAGGAGGAATCACCAACACACGACCATCCATAGGAACGTCAGCATCGTCCAAGGTCTGGATAACTTTACGGATAGCAGCATCAGTCAATGCAGCTTCGTTAGTACCAGTGTACAAGGTCGAACCATCGGAACCAATGACAGCCTTGTCATAAGCGATAGTACCGTCACCGCCCTTAACACCACGACCCAACTTCAACAAGTCGGTATCAACTTGTTTAGCCAAGGCGTAACCAGCATCAGCGGTATAGAACTTACGCAAAGAAGCCAAAGCCTGAACTTCGGTGATGTCTTCGATAAAGCGGCTATACTCATAGTGTTGGTTAATCAAAACCTGCACTTCGGACTCGGTGCTCTGTTGCAAAACAACCTGAGTTTCGGTAGTCTTAGCAGAAGCAGTGCCACGAGTTGGCTTAGGGATGTGGAGGGTATCACCCTTCTTGCCCTTAAAGCTCATCTTGTTGACGAGGTTAGCCATCACCAAGTTGGACTTATAGGCTGCAATTACTTCATCACTCCAGATTTCTGGAATGAACGTCGCTGCACGGGTGTTGTTAACGGAATTAGTAGGAGAAAATTCACCAGCCATGATAAATACCTTTCAAAAGAGTTTATAAAATTACTTTACACGCCCTGACGCATAGGCAGCCATGATCTCATCACTGAGAGCCGCATACCGTTCAGGGTTACGAACCATAAGGTCGATAATGTCGGAACGTCGATAAGTCTTCTTAGAACCAGACTCACCTGCTGACTTAGCACTGCCCGTGGAGGCAGCTTTTACAGCTTGCTTTCGCTCTGCTTGACCAATAGCCTTGCTGCTATCAACCACAGCTTTGCGTTCTTTCCATGTGGAGAGAAGCTCATCAGCGGCATCAAGGTCAAAGGCTTTGTCTGCTCGAACGAACAGTTCTTGTCGAACCCGACTCTTGCCAATCCAGTCAGCAAACTCAGGGTCTGCAATAACCTGTTGGTGGTCGGGATGAGCAGCCTTCAATCGGGCAACTGCTTCAGCTTGTTTCATCTGATTAGAAACCATCTCCGCTTCTCGAATCTTGGGATGGTTAGCAATAGCTCGACTTACAGCTTTCTCAGGGTCTGAGAAGAAGTCAACGTCTTCATCGACAGTATCAGGGGCTTGTTGTTTTGTGACGGTTTGGGCTTTAATAAAGTCGTCCACAACCCGGCGTAGTTCACCAACTTCTGAACCCTGTCGACCCAGAGCCTTTTCAGCCTCTTGGTGCATACGAGCAATCTCTTTTGCAGACTTACCACGGTATTTCTCCGGGATTTCGTCCTCCTCTTGGGAAGCAGGTTCGTTATCAACCTGTGCGTTATTGATGTCGTCGTGTTGGGTATCAGCTTCGTTAATGTCGCTTGTGTCTTGTGTATCGACTGGATTCAAGTCTTCGTCTAGGAATTTTGCCATTCTTACTCCGTAGTGTATAAACTATTATGGAAGGTTATTAAGTGGGTTGTCTGTTAATAGAGTCCACTAGCTTTTTGTTCAGCTTTGAGCTTCTGAGCGTGTTTACGCTCCCATTGCATTGCTGCTCCGGGAAACGACCCTGTAGTGCCCTCTAAACTAACACGGGGAGTGCCTATTTGTCTCAAAGCTGTTTGACCACATACCGGACAGTTAATTTCTCTGGTTACAGAGTTAACAAATGATTCCGATAGATGATCGTTGGAACAAAGGAAATCAAACACTCTTAGCATTGTTGTACTCCTCGAACGCGCTTTTAATAGCGTCTTCAAAGCCCACCAAGCGGTGCAAGACTTCTAATTGTCCCTTGCGGTACATAAACTGTTTCTCATCATGAAGAGTGTCCAGCGTATTAAGGTGTTTGAAAGATTCATCAAACTCCTCTTTAAACTGTTGCCACCCTTCCGTCAAGAAGAAGTCCATGTAAGTTTCAAAATACTTTTCTAGTTCTTTATCCGTCATGGAGAACCTTTCCTTAAATTGTTATTAGTTACTGTTTTGCATCTGCATACGCACAACCTCTGCGTCTTGGTCGATTTGTTTCTCTTTAAGAGACAACTCAGCGATCTTGACTCGACGTTCAAAGTCTTTCGACTCATCATCTTCATCTAGGTTGTTAGACAATGCAGAGATATACTTGGCCTGAGCCATCTGAGGAGCCAACTGAGCGTCAACCTGAGCCTTGTTAGCGTCAGCCATAGCCTTTTGAGCCTGTGCCTGAGTTAACTGAAGCTGTGCTGCCATCAGTTCCATCTGCATCTGTTGCTGCTGCATCGCAGCTTCCTGAGCCTGTGGGTTAGGTTGAGAAGCAGCCTTGATTTGCTCAAGGAGTTCCTCTCGGTTAGCCACACCCATGTTGTCAATCACAGCAGCAATCAACAAGGGGTACACAGGACTGTCTTGGCCCATCGTCTGCATCAACTGAACCAACTGGGTGACCTCGTATTCACGAGCAATCACACCCAGAGAGCTAGAAGCAACAAACTTAAAGTCTTGGACAGGGTAGTTGTCAGGATCAAACTGCATATAACGCCAAGCAGTCTTCTCAATCAAAGGAATCAAGAAGGTTTCTTGGAAGTTAATCAGTGTGCGCTTATGTCGCTTGATGATTGCACCGAGAGACATACTCACAGCGCCAGCAGCAGCTTCACCATTGATAGAACCGGGGATACCAGCAGCATCAACAGCGCCTGTAGCCATTTGAACCATCTTCTGAAGCTCACCTGCCTGAGCAAAGGTTACTTGATCCAAGCTACCGAACTTAAACGGTTGGAGAATCTCAGAGGGGTTACCGTTGGTTAGGAATGTCTTACCGGGGCGAACTTCAAACTTAGCGCCACGAGGGATACGGGTAGCATCCATCGCCATCATTGGGTGAACAGTCAGTGCCAGAGCGTCAATACGAGCGCGAAGCTCTGCATCCAATGCCTTCTGGGAGTTGTAACCCTTCTCACAGATACCACGGCCCCAGAAACGACTAGGAACCATATCCCAAGAGAAAGCCACCACTGGGCGGTCTTGCATCATGTAAGGGTTTTCTTCAACCTTGAGCAACACACCGCCGTTCATCACGACAACGATTGCCTCAATGTATTCACCCTCGTAATCTTCATCATCCTCGTCGTCTTCGAGGTCTTTCATGTCTGCTTCTTCGTCATCATCCTCGAAGTCTTCTTGAGCATCCATGAACAACTTTTTAGGAACCAGACCGTAGTACTTAGTCAACCGAACCTTGTCGTCAGGGAAGACAGCCAACTCTTTGTCAGCCTCAAGGTCAGTGTCTGCATACGATGTCTCTACGTCCACATCTCGGTAGATACCATTCTTAATGGCAATCTCAACCTGATGCTTAGGCACAAATTCATCAATAGCTACACCCAATGCTTCCTCAATGTTGGTAGCAACAGGGTCAATCAAGAAGTTGTGGGGAAGGATAGGACGAAGTTTAACCACCGTGCGGTCAGTGATGTTCACACCCACCGCTTGCATAGCGCCATCCATGATGGGCTGAGTGGCAGGTTTCATCTCTTTGATCTCTTCAATCACCAACTCACCGATGCCAGTACCGTAGACAGCACTGTTCAGGATACACTCAGCGATGGAGCGTCGAGTCTTGGTGAAGCCAAAGTCTTCGTAGAGCTGCTCACGGAGATAAGCAACATCACCTTTGTCTAGGTCTGTGCGGTTGTCACGAATGTCAAACCACTTACCACGACCAAACGTAGCTTCTTCAATCTCAGAGACAGCAGATTCAACTGCTTGTTGCAGTGCAGGGTTAATCAACTGTGATCGCTCAGAATCACGGCTGCGGTCTTCAGCAGACCAGATACCTCGCCACAAGCGGTTATACTCTTCAAACTTCTCTTTGTAGTTTGAATCGAAGTGATCCCGCCACGAGTCTGCTTTGTCCATGATCCACCCTTCAAGGGAGGCCATCTTCTGTTCGTGACTGTAATTATCCATAAGTTAACCTTTTACCACTTGACTTTATTGGCCCAGTAAGCAGCAGACATCTTGCCTTTGGAGATGTTAGACGCATGACGAGCTTTAAACGATTCATTACGCTTACTGCCTTCAGGAGAGCCAGAGACACCCTGTTGACCAAAGCGAATGGTCTTTACTTCATCCCCCTCCTTGGCAACAACAACGTGTGATTTGGTGGGGTGACTTGGAGTTTTCTTAGGTTTGTTGTAACCGCTAACCCCTGCTTTTTCTAGGCGGGAGTCTTTCTTGGTAGCCATTACTTACCCTTCATCAGGCATTTACCTGCCTTCTTGCATTTAGCAGGAGTAGGACAGCCAGCGCAAGGCTTGAAAGGTTTAACTGGAATTGTTTTTTTCATCATGATGTTTAGTATCCTGAAAGAGCGTCAATCGGTTCCCAATCGTCTTCCTCATAGTCCGTCTGGTAACTGGTTACACAGAGTTGGTCAATGTAGGAAAGAGCATCCGGTAAGTCATCGTGAACCCCGGCTGTTGGGAAAAGAAGTAATTGTTCCTTGAAATCCTCAAAGTCACCATCCTCGTTGAGGACAATGCGACCATGCTCAAAGCGACCTTGTAAAGCCCAGACGATACGGTCTGTCTTCTTCTTGTTACCGTGAGTTAGGTCATGGATGTGCGAGAACGTGTTGTATTTACGCATCAAGTCAGAGAGGAACGGTAGAACAGCGTTCTTCAAGCTTCCCCTCTCAATGCCGATAGCTGTAGGCTGATATTCCTTCATAACAGAGAGAATCTTAGAGGCTGTCTCCTTGATGTCCCACCTACCATGCTGAATCTCTTTCACCCACCACACACCATCTTCATCAGACACCTTGACCACAGCAATGGCTGTCTCGTCAAGACGCTTCTTTGAAGCACTGGCGTTCTTAGCGACATCCTCAAAACCAGCCAAGTCCACAGCAATGTAATAAGCACCGTGCTTAGGCTCTGGCCCTGTCTTGATCCATTCTTCTTTAAATAACTCTTGTCCAGATACAGCGAATGAAGCCTCGAATTCCTGCTTAAACACCAAGGTGCTCAGAGTCTTCTTAGCAGCTTCAATCTCCTTTGGGGCAATGGTAGGGTTATCCTTCGTCGTGAAGTGGAACGCTATCCAATCCTCATCCTCACCCTTTAGTGCTGAGTTGTACAGGTCATAGAACCAGTTACGCCCATCAGGGGAAGACACAAATAAAGCCTCACCCTCCAAGTCAGACAAGGCAGGACGAATAATCTTTGTCCATGTAGAGTCATCCTTGATAAACGCTGCTTCATCTAACACTGCAAAATACAGTTTAAGACCTCGAAGGGTGTCAGGGTTCTCAGCAGAACGGATGTGAATCTTACGACCTGTAACCAGAGTAATATCCAACTGGTTCACATGGGCAGACTTGATAATGTCCCTTCCTTGGTCTAAAAGGGCATCCCAAGCGATTTGTCGGGCCTGTCCAAGGGTAGGGGCTACATACACCACCGCAGAGCCTTCTGGAGCCTCTAAAGCCTTTGCAAGGGTAAGTTTGATAGCTAGGTTAGATTTACCTGTTCTTCGACCACAA